TTTCACTAGCTTTTAATTCAGCAGCGGCAGCAGCATCTCTTTCCTCATCTGCATAATCTGGAACATCAACTGGTTCTGGCATTACGATTGGAGGTGGAGCTGGAATTTTTGGTTTAAAGATTGATCCCATAATTAATACTTCCTTTTTTTCTTATTCTTTAAATAAGCTTTATGGCTACTGCCACTCATAGTTTTACCATTAGGCATCTTATGAGTTTTCTTTTTCTTTTTTTTTGCCATGATTATAATACCTTGTAGTTACTTTCAGCTGTTTGCTGTCTTTGTGTTTGGTTAAATTTATTTTCTTTTATTCCAGTTGCTAGAACTCTTAACGCATCCGCTGCATGTGAGCTCCAGTCATGGACTGGTTTTATTTTGTAAGTTCTTTCTCTGTCAGAAAACTTACGATGATAATGCCTTAAAGCATTTATTAATTTTTTACAGTTATCGACATCTATTAAACATCTTGGCAATAACATCTTTGCTGCATGTATTCCTTCTTCAACTGCAAGCTTGGGAGCAACTTTGAAACGTAACCCCATTTGATAGGCAACTTCTCTTCTAGTTTTTCCGCTACTAAATTCTGTTTGTTCTAAATCATGTGGTCCATAGTTTTGACCAATGACATAATCCTTTTCTTTAATGACTTCCGCATAGTGTGGAAATGGCTCATTATTGTTTTCATAAAAATCAACAATGTGGATCATGTGTCCAATCTGTTGGAAAAATATTAAACTGGTACTATCGTTATAACCAAGATCCCAGGCTATATTGACTGGATAACCAGGATCTACTGGCACTCTTGTTATCTGATTTTTGTCCTCCAATAAGGCAATAGTATCGCCATATATAGAGCCTTGGATATTTCCTATAAAACTACACTCAAATTCTTGAGAATACTTTTGCGCACCCATCACAGATAGAGCAGCAGCTAATTCATCATCATCAACTATTTTAGTATCAGATGCTTTTGCTATATGGAGATACCAATTAGGATCAGCTTGTGCTTTTTGATAATAATCATAAAACAGATTTGCCATTCCTTTTGGAGTTCCAACCAAAATCATAAAACCTTTTCTATCAGATAGAGCTGGAGTTATTACTTCAGACAGCAACTCTGATTGTACCTGTGCGGTCTCGTCAATTATGCACCCATCTAAATAGATTCCACGAATCGAATCTGGATTTTCGCTGGACAATAAAGTAATCCTAGCACCATTAACGAAATCACATCTTAATTCTGTTTGATTGTATTTTGTGCCAGGAATATTTTTTGTAAAATGAACCAGGTAATCATAAGCTATCTTTTTGGCTTGGCTATAAGTCGGAGCTATATAGGCAAACCTTGGTTGATGATTTTTACTTGTCATCGCTGCTTTGATTAAATGATTAATACACAAAACAGTTTTTCCGAATCTTCTATGACAGCAGAGTAAGCTATATCTATACTTGTCTAGCTGGTCATGTATTAAAGCTTGAGCTTTCCTTGGAGTATAAGGTATCGTTACTTGCATTAGTGAAAAGTTGGTACACCTTCTTGATGCCAATACCTCATTCTAATTTTAGCAAATACGAAATCTGCAAATTCTATAATATCTTTATGTTCTTCAAAGCCATCAAAACTTATTACTAATTCATTGTTGTAAGTCGTAAAGCTATAAGCCGATACTTTTTTATATTTGTCTTTAATCTTTTTGTTCATGTGTGTGTCTGTGTGAATGACCGATGATTATATGTTATTAATACCCAGCCACTTTTCGGAGGTGTGGTCCTTTTTGCGGAATTAAAAAACTTTTTTCCAGAGAAAACACCAATAAATATATAGATCAAGATAGTTAGTCTTGTGCTTCAGTTAATAAAATCAAAGAGAGTAGTCGATGTGGTTCAAGTTATGGTTCAATTACTAAATGTATAACCAAACCTCATGACGCAAGGACTAACTTTGTTTGTTGTCCTTAATACCGATCTCTTCAACAGTTGGAGTAACATCAATTGTCTTATCATCTGGTACTGTCCACTTAATCTCAATAGTAGTATCTGTCTTAACTTCTTGTCGATCACCATAGATTGGAATTAGTTTAGAAGCTAACCACTTGGCTAATCCTACCTTCTCTCTAACAATCATTATGTTTCTATTGTCAGCATGTTCCAACTCATCCATTGCATTCTCAATATATGTTTGAGCACCAATGCGTCTTGCTTCATTTATTTTAGCAAGGAAGGATTTGTTGTTTGTAATTTCTTTATAAATTCTTGTTAAGCTTGGCATTTCTTTTTGTCTTGCAAGTCTAGCAAGTGGAATACCATTCATCAATTCAGTACAAATCTTATTCGTTAATTTGTCGTTTATTACTAGCTCTTTGCTCATTGTATTTAATAATGTTATTGGCAGACCTGGATTTACCTTCTTTAGTTTTAGGACCAGAACTATATCCCCCATGCACTTTGCAACGAATGCTACCATTCTTACAAACTATTCCAGGAGCTCTACAAGGTCTCTTTCCTTGTTTCGTTAATGTTTCACAAGGCAGTTTAAATTTCATTGTTACTAATTATTGTTTGAAAAAAAAAAGAGAAAAAAAATATTAATTCAGAATGATATTATTCTGTTTGAAGCAGTTACTATTATTATAACGCTCCAGGATAACTCTTCAACTATTATTTTGTAAGATGTTTTCCTATGTGTATTATTTATTTAAAAATGTTTTAGGATTAACTAATTAACTAAACTTTTTGGTTATAATGTCAACACTTGTTGCAATAATTTTATTTGATAGCTTGTCCAATACTCTCTCATACATTCGTTTAACAGTTGTTCTATGGAAGCCAAAGTATTTACCAATGCTGGTCCATTTATTTCTGTTAGCTCGCATCCAATATATTTTTCTCATGAGTAGAGGATCATCTGATACATCTGTTTCAATAAGCAATAACAAATCTATTGCTGTTTCATAATTTTGCATTTGTCTTGGAGTACCTCTTAACTTTAATTTAGCTTCAGCATGAAAACCCCAATCCTTTTTATCGTAATAAGTTTCTAATGCCTGGTACATGCTCGGACATCTTCTATTACTTGGAGCTCTTAAAAATCTTTCAGCTATAGCTGCATCATAAAGAATATTAACTATATTCCTTCTTACATACAGATAGTGATCTAACTCATGCTCTATTTTTGATAACATCTCTTATAACCCATGGATATTGAAATTGACTTGATTTAAATTTTTTAAGATCTTCAGTTGGCATATCGTCTAGGTGATCGTAGAGCTCATGCTGATCTAATGTTGGAAATAAATAAACTTTATTGAACTCCGCCTGGTGGACCTCTTTTAAATGACCATTGATTGCTTGAAAGCCTTTGTTGGAATACTTTTTAAATCCAACATCTTCTAGGAATTTTTTATGGCTTGGCATATCAAATTTAATATATTTATCCTTTGTCATACTTAACAATGGCAAATCATTGACCTTAATCTGGCTAAATTTAATTAGTATTTTTTCTACTTCATCTTTTGTTAATTGATGTAGTCCAGCAATATCTACAATTCTTACATAGGCAGACTTTTTAAGAACATTATAATTAGAGCATAGGTACTGATATATTCTAAACTCTGTGTCTGATATATTAGCAGTTAATATATTAGGATCTGTTAGATAAAATTTCGACATAGTTATTCCTCCTGGTGAAGTTTTTGTTGTGTTGATTATCTTCAGTTATTCTTTTCAATAGATAATTTTTTGCTGAACATTTAGGAATATGCTGTTGCACTTTCCATTCCAGGTACTCCAACATCTGATCTGGAGTTAATGCTCTTCTCTGTCCATGTGAGAGCTGGTTCTGTATGTGAAATTCGGTGATCTCTCTGTTTTCTGTATCTTCATCAACTGTGTACCAAATAGTAAAAAATGGTATTTCAGCTTTCAGAGCCATAAATTTATATGGTTTATAAAGCCATGGAGATTTGGACCTAAACTGATTATCCTTATTATAAATATGATCCGCCAGGAGCAGCGGTTGAGCGCAAGCTGGACAAATTGAGAGCATATCAAGATCTGTATAAGAAACACCATTATGTAGAGATCTGTGCCAGTAGCTAAAAGGACTAACTAATTGGTCAAAATACTGTTTTCTAGGCATTAAATGGCTATAAATGGTGCAGATAGATAGTCAACTAAATTTATGCGTATTGGATAAACTCCTTTACTTTTTTAGGTTGAATAATATAAGTATCTCAATGTCTGATATAAAATTAGAAGAGAAAAAATTAGGAGATTGGAACATAGTTGCCGAATTAAATGATTTTGCAATTGTTAGAACTGCTCCAAAAGGCTTGTTAGGTATTCCAATGGCAGATGTTTTATTTACCTACAAAAGAAAATCAAATCAAAAATTAGAAGA